GGATTAATTCAGATGATATAGTACCATCATCATTGTCTAAAGGTTTTTCTAATTTACCCATTGTAGAATTATAAAACTCTTTTAGTTTTTCTTTTTGTTTAGTTTTAATTGTATTTACTTTGTTTTGTCTTTCTTCACTAGGCATATACTTTGTTGATTTAGATGTATAAGGTACATATTCATCACCAGTAATTTCTTTGAAATACTTAGTATAAGCAACCATTCTTGCATATGCATGATAGAAGTTGTGTTCTCTCGCATTGAATTGTTTTTCTAATGCATGAAGTTTAGTGTGTGCAATCTCTTGAGATCTTGCATACATATCAAGATTTGATATTCTTGAACTAGCACCCATTTTGTCTTTTTCCCATTTAAGACCATTTTCTGCATAACTGAGCATTTTGTCAGCATATGAGACTTGGTTATATAAAGTTGGAATAATGCCATTGAGTTGATATACTACTGATTGTAATGAATTGTTGATGTCATTACCATCTGCGTCAGTATCTCTGAACTCTGTATGTACCTGATTGTCATACATAGATCTCAAAGCATTGAGATTATTATCAATTAAGTCATTCAATAATTTATCATTTAATTTATTCATTGTATTATCTTTCGTTATTTATTTAGTTTGTGAGCTTTTCTCACAGTCTTGCCAAGCAAGTTGGTGATTTAGATATACTTGTCACTTTATCCCTTTCCCCAAATCTTACGAATAAGGGGGGGTAAAGGCAGCTACGCTGCACCCCTTGTGGGTTGACTAGTTTATCTTAATCATTATTATGAGTATAAGACATAAGAGATTTCTCTATCTTTCTTATCTTCATAATTATATATATTAACATTATCATATTTATTATTATCATTATTTATCCTTTCTATTATTCTTATTATATTCTTTATCTTTATTCTTTTTTATTCTTTTTATTCTCTTTAGCCCAGACCGAAGCCCGAAGGGTAGAGATCCTTGCCATAGGCAAGAGCTCTATCGTAGACGAGCCGAAGGGTAGGCTGGATTAGCTCCAATCGTCACACCATGTTGATTATGCTTGACATGATTTTATCAATGATTACAATTATCCAACGATAGCGAATATGACGGATAATACGGAATTAACAGATAAACAGAAGGCACTTGTCGATACCATCGTATCAACTGGGTGCAGTATAGTTGAAGCAGCAGAAAAGGCTGGATATTCAACAAAAGTCAGTAGAGAATCAGCTAGGGTAAGTGCTTCTCGTACACTACGTCTCCCAAAAGTACAAAGATACATGATGGAATGTGTGTCAAGAACGATAGGTCTAGGTGCAGTAACAGCAAGTAATAAGTTAGTCGCCCTTAGTAATGGCGCTAAATCAGAGTATGTACAGCTAGAAGCTAGTAAGGATATACTAGATAGAGTTGGGTTACGTACACCAGACAGAGTTAATCACCAAGTAGTCGGAGATATAAAGGTTAGTATCGATCTTAGCTAGAACGAGAGGGTGGGGGTTAAAAACTAACTGGTGGTTAGTAGTAAAGATGTCATACACACAACAGAGTTAAAAAAAGTAAACATATGTGCGTAGACAAAAATATTTCTAAGATTTAAGGTAAAATGTCTTTAGACGATAAACCAAGAGAGGGTTTCTCTCACGCCTTGCAAGGCAATAAAAGTTATGAAGAAAAAAAGTACAGTAAATAAGGCTGGTAATTATACCAAGCCTACTCTTAGAAAAAGACTGTTTCAGTCTATTAAGTCATCTGCTGTTCAAGGTACAGCTAGTGGACAATGGTCTGCAAGAAAAGCACAACTATTAGCAAAAAGATATAAAGCTGCTGGTGGTGGATATAGATAATGGCTCTTGCAAGATCACAACAATCGCTAAAAGCATGGGGTAAACAGAAATGGCGTACCAAGTCTGGTAAGAAATCATCTGAAACAGGTGAAAGATATTTGCCAAGTGCTGCTATTAAAGCTTTATCTCCTAGTGAATACGCTAGAACTACTGCTGCTAAAAGAAAAACAAAGAAAAAAGGCAAACAAGTGTCTAAGCAACCTAAAGGTATAGCAGCTAAAGTAAAAAAGTTTAGGAGTTTCTAATGGCAACTCCAGCATGGCAAAGAAAAGAAGGAAAAAATCCAAGTGGAGGATTAAATGCCAAAGGTAGAGCTAGTTATAACAGAGCTACTGGTGGCAATCTTAAAGCGCCTTCAAAGAAAAAGGGCAATAAGAGAAGAAAATCATTCTGTGCAAGAATGAAAGGTATGAAAAAGAAGCTGACTTCTGCAAAAACAGCAAGAGATCCTGATTCTAGAATTAATAAATCACTTAGAGCGTGGAACTGCTAGTAAGTGAATTGAAATAATATTTTATTTCTAATATAGTTGTAGTTTACCTAAAAAAATTTTATAACAATAAGGAATGAAAACTATGACTATTGATGATTTAACGACTACTGTAAGAATACTTCAAGACGAAGTAAAAGATATTAAAGAAATAAATAATGTATTAATGAATAAGTTAGATAAAGCTTATGAAGATAGAATAGTATTGCGTAGTCAAGTTTTAAAGTCTAAAGTCAGTAAAGAAAGTGAGGTCGAAAATGCCTAAAGTTGGTAAAATGAAATTTCCATATACTGCTGCTGGAAAGAAAAAAGCAAAAGAAACAGCTAAGAAAAAAGGAATGAAAGTTGTCAAGCAAAGCAAAAAGAAAGGGTACTAGAGTAGAGAACGAAATAGTAAAACTCTTTCAAGCTGAAGGGTTTAATGCCAGGCGACAACCTTTATCTGGTGCTATTGCTGCGTTCCCTCATGACGTTCAAGTATCTGATCTTTTTGAGGGAACTAATATTGAAGTCAAAGCTAGAAAAAATGGCGAGGGCTTCGCCCAATTAGATAAATGGAAAGGATCTGCTGATTTATTAATATTAAAAAGAGACTTTTCTAGTCCAATGATATATCTTGATTGGGATTTATTTAAGGAGTTTTTGTATGAGTATAGACAAAACAGACGACGTAACGAATCTGGAGAACAGGCAGCTATTTCACATTTCTCTAGCAGAAAGACGGAAGCTAAGACAGATCGTAAGAAAGGTACATCTAAAATTCCTTCCAGAAGCTTCAGTAACGGACAAGGAGTGCGACAAATTAATAGAAAGCCTTGGCCCAAAAGTCAGAGAAAGATTGCTAAGAGAAGCGATAGACAAGAATCTAGTATAAATGGCACAGCTAAGTTACAAACCAGATGGCAATACCTTAAAGAACTTTCTAAAGGGGAATGAGTTTTTTAGAGGTTTACGAGGGCCAGTAGGAAGTGGCAAGTCTGTCGCTTGCGCTATTGAGGTACTTAGACGTGCTCTCCAACAAGAAAAAAATGCACAAGGGAAAAGAAAAAGTAGGTGGGCCGTTATTCGGAATACTAATCCGCAACTTAAAACGACTACTATCAAGACGTGGTTAGACTGGTTTCCTGAAAATGAATGGGGTATATTCTCATGGTCAGTACCTTATACGCACAGAATAAATGTAGGTGAACTAGAATTAGAGGTCATATTCTTAGCTTTAGATAGGCCTGAAGATGTTAAAAAGCTTTTATCATTAGAACTAACAGGTGTATGGGTAAACGAAGCCAGAGAGCTTCCTAAGAGCATTATTGACGCTTGTACTATGAGGGTAGGTAGATATCCTAGTATGCGTGATGGTGGTGCTTCTTGGTATGGAGTTATTGCAGATACTAACGCACCAGAAGAAGATCATTGGTGGCCTATTATGGCTGGTGATGTACCAGTACCAGATCATCTATCTAGAGATGAAGCTTTGATGTTAGTTAAGCCTGAGAATTGGAATTTTTATACGCAGCCATCTGCTTTGTTAGAAGATAAAAATAAAGATGGTACACTCAAAGGATATAAAAGAAATAGTAAATGCGAAAATCAAAACAATCTTACACAAGATTATTATAACAATATTATTAAAGGTAAGATGAAAGGGTGGATTGATGTTTATGTAATGAATAAACTAGGATCTTTAGAAGAAGGTAAACCAGTATATCCTAAC